TTTTTCTTCAGTTGGTTCATCAGATTGGAATCCTTCATCAGTCTTTATAGGACTAGGGGTACCAGCCCCACTACCATCTATTTTAACTCCTCTTTCAGAGTCCCTGTGCAAATCAGGTGGAACCAAATCTTGAATTTGACTCCTTCACTGATCTTCCACATGAACTTCGGAGCAGGCTTATCCGCCGAAATCGGTCGAATTTGCCTAGACAGTTCTTGATTGGGTCTTATCTTCACAGAAGTGTTGATCCCGTTCAAATTGTTATCCGTGCCCATTATATTGATGCCTCCAACATCGAAACTGGCCGTGTCCAAATCTTCCCCACAGGAAGTACTAGTAAACGCAGCCTGAATCTCTTGACCAGTAGCGGTCATCATATAGACTATCTCGACACAGTCGAGAGACACCTTTCCAAGACCAACCATATTTCCTTGTAACAAAGCGTCCAACGCTTTGTCAACACTTGTTTTCTTCGTTGTATGCACAGCTTTGTTCCAAACATTGCTCTGCGTGCCTTCCAGCGGACTAACTCCATCAGGTTTGTTCGTAAGTTCGAGTTTTACTTCGTCCATAATTGATAATCACAACATGGCGGTGTACGCCATAACATTGTAGTCTTGAAAAGCATTGTTGATCATACCTTCATTCTCCACAATGCCATTGATGTGACTGGCGAAAGCTCTCACAGTGTCCAGCATTTTGAAATCTGAGTTTTCTAATTTGGGTATCTCTTGCAGCTCTATGAGATTGTACTTCTCCCAGCTTTTCGGAGCCTTCAAGCCTTCACGCCTCAAATTGAACATAATTCGAGTCATGATATTGTGTGCGTCCATTTCCTCCTCTGTGAGCAAGTCGACGAGCAACTCTTTTAGGTCATAATTGCGCTTGAACATCTCGGCGTATCCCAACACTGACTCTTGTCCTCTACCACTGGCCACTTTATTTACGAAGCGTGCCAGCAGCAGTTGTGGATTCTTGAACAAGACTCCTTTGACAATGCAGTGAGACGTGAAATCTCCTCGCTTCGAAGTGTACCTTTTATCAGCACAAGGATCAATATTTGCGAACGGCGCATAATTAACGCTAACCGTCACAATTGGAGCCCTAAGAGTGTCATCACCTCCATTCGCCATTGGATGGCCAGGTCGAATATCATACATCAAGCACTCTCTCGCAGTCGAACTGATCGTATTGATTAGAAATGTCCAAACTTCTCCAGAATCTGTCATAATGGCCACAATGTGTCCTTGAGCCACTTTAAACAGTTTGAACTGCTTGAATTGATCAACCACATGCTGTGGAAAACTGAACCACAACATTAGATTTTCGAACACACGGACGGCCCAGCCTTGAGCGGCTTGGTCCTGTCCGGTCTGATCACTCATCTCATATATCTCAGTGTCTGCCAAATAAGTGCTGACCCAACCCTCAAACTGCTCATATGTTTGTTTAGCGTGGAAATGCCACCAAGGAGGTTTGTGCTTCAGCACCATCTCCAACAGGTAAATGCCATAAGGACCTTCTGCAAATAGTTGCCAATCTGGGTGCACCCAGATAGGCTGCGGAGCCTTTGCTTTTGTGTTGTCCCCATCCTTCATCTTGAGCTGTTGTTTCAGTGTAATCATGATCTGGTAATCAGGATCTGCTCTGTTCAACGAACTTTTCTTCATCGCCACGCTTCTGTCTCCTCTACGGAATTGGAAATCTTCAACGCACTTGTGGTAAAACAATTCGTCCCACGGAACGGGAGTGTGCCAGCCCATATATTTCCTAAAAGCTTCCCAGCACGCATCTCCGAACAAAGCTTGCGAGTTGTAATTGGCCAAATTGTTTTCTCCGGTCGAGAAACGAATTCTCTGTTTCTTTGCATGAAGATAGGAGACCTTGTCATCAGCCCTTTGATATGCGGCCCACCGCAAAATAGGATTGTCAGACATTGTCAAGTCTTCCATTCCCCCTTTTGCTATGGTTTCAAAAACATAACGACTTTTGATTCGCCTATTGCGACCCGGAGCCTTCTCAATCATCTCAGCTAACTTTTCAGCAGCATTGAACAAGATCCTTGGAGTATCCGGGAATTGATTCGAATACTCACCAGCAGCGACAAGCTCAGCGTCATACCTGTCTTTGATCTGTGAATTCATCCCTTCTTCCACTGCTGTCTGTTAGCAACGGGAACTTTTGTCATAGGAATGTAATTCGGCACTTGTTGTTCAGCAACGGGAGGTTCCTCAGGAACAAACTCAGGCGTCTCATCTA